ATGTTTGTGAGTGAACATAACGAGAACCGATTTGACCTACATAGTTACTAGCTGATACTGTCGTACCCTCTATTCTACCAAACGAACCAGTTGAGGTTGATGAGCCACTTATCTTTTGATTAGCTACAGGAAACTCAACAGTGCCATCATTGAATATACTCATCTTCTTATCTGTAGAAGCGTCTACATTAGAAGCACCCCCAGCACTATCAAGTAGAAAATGTAAGTCTGGCTGAACATTACCGCTTGTTCCTTCTATATGAATAGCGGCTTTATTGTAATTACTACCATTCCACCCAAATTGTATTCCTGTATATCCGCCATCATTATCTATATCACCCTCTATAAGTAAAGGATAAGAACTATTAGAACTTGTTCTAATATTTAATTTTGAACCTCCGCCTGGTGAAGCTAATCCGATAGCAGCTGCACCAAACGAACCAGTTGAGGTTGATGAACCACTTACTAATGTTGATGATACTCTAAGAATTTCTTTAGCACCACCAATTAATGATATGGTATCTGATGCTGCTTTACCTATACCAGTATTTGCATCTCCCTCAAACGAATATACAGGTTGAGTCGCAGTAGCAGTTTTAGCAAATAAAGCAGGACCTCCACCATCTTGACCATAAAGTGTATCGGCAGCAAAATACCATCTTCTATTTCCAGCTATTGCAACAGATAATACATTATCTCCAGCTTCATAAAAACCTGTATTTCCGTCACCAAATGCTAAATGTGGGGCACTCTTGTCTGCAAGAACTCCCGATGGTAGTATTAACCTACCAAACGAACCAGTTGAGGTTGATGAACCACTTATTTTAGAACCTTCTAACTTTAATAAACCATGGTCAGCACTTTCAGAAACATGTAATATAAAATTTGTTGATGTTGATGAATCAGCTCTTTGATGATTTCTACCAATTGATACACCACCATGTGCATTAAAATATCCTGATGTACTACCACTTGGGGCTATTCTGATTATAGCAGTATCTTTACCAGCAGCGGCTGTTCCTATAAGTGTTGTTATTTTAATTGGTCTAGCAGAATCTCCAGCATTATCAATGGTCATAGAACCATCATACCAAACTCTACCTCTACCATTAAATTTTACACCAGGATTAGTAGCAGTAAGTTGTATTGAAGCACCATTACTATTAGATGATGAAACTTCCATCGCTGGTCTATCATCTGTAGCAGAATCGTATATGTGAAGTCTTCGGTCAGGTAAATTGTTTTTGTGAAATTCTCCTATACCTACATTTCTAGTTGAAGTGTCAATGTAAAATTCAGCATTACTATTATGGTCTAGTATCACAAAATCATGACTACTATTATTTGATTTTATAAAAAAGTTATTTGATAAATCAGAAGTTTGGTTAAGTGCAGTACCGATTCTGTGATATTCAGTGCCACCTTTCTTAAAAACTAAATCATTTATCATATTTTGATGGACATTATCAAGTGATAATTCACTACCACCACCATCATATTTTAATCTTAGTGATACAGGATTGGTTGGGTGATGGATTTCAAATCCAACTTGTTTAGCAGTATTTAGAGAACCTAATATTAGATTACCACTACTAACAGGTGCACCAGCAGTTTGACCAATAAAGAAGTTATCATTACCTACTTTATATAAATCTGATTCTACTTTACCAAACGAACCAGTTGAGGTTGCTGAACCACTTACATTACCAGCAAATTCTACATTCTTAGAACTACCATCTAACTTTATTGAATAATCAGCACTTGGACCTTGGGTGTTTGTTGCTAAATGTAAAGGAGTTGAACCTTGAGTAAATAAAGATGTACCACTACTAGCTCCTTGAGACACTAACCTACCTATACTTCCACCAGATTCTTCCCATTTAATACTAGCATTATTACCTACAATATGAATCTCTTCATCTGGACTTGTTGTGCCTATACCCAACTTGTTATCTATGTAACCAGCACCAAACGAACCAGTTGATGTTGCTGAACCACTTATGTTACCACTTGCTATTATATTACCACTTTCAACTTCTAAACTACCAGCCTCAACAAATAAACCAGTTGTGTTTATCCTGACCATATCCGTACCAGCCATTCTAAACTCAACTTCGTTTGAAGTTCTTCTTCTAAACTCAGAATCCGTATCATTTCCAAATCTTAAAGTGTCTGGTACTAATAACGCAGTACTATAGTTTCCATCTAATCCTCTTACACCCTCAGTATGCACCATACCAAACGAACCAGTTGAGGTTGCTGAACCACTTATGTCACCAATTACTTCTAACTTAGCACCAGGACTCGTGGTGCCGATACCAAAGTTGCCATTGTTATTAAAGTATGAATGTGTACCCGGATGAAAAACTATATCAGCATTACCAGATGTATCTCTCATAGTAAGATTAACATCACCACCACTACTCTCATCTATTCTTAAACCCTGGATACCATCACTTGCCTTTATAAGAAATACTGCATGGTCTGTATCGCTTGATTTGATGACCATTTCCGTTGTTGAAGAGTCGGTACTATTTACCCTAAGTGTATCAGCAACAACACCTCTACCAAAAGAACCAGTTGAAGTTGATGAGCCAGTTATATGACCAGATACTTCAACAGAACCAGTTACATTTAGAGAACCAGTAAACTGATGAGTGTCATCCATGCTATCACCAAATGTCGAAGAACCACTAACTGTTGATGACGTTAAGTGTGTAACAGATGAAGATACAATATATTGTCTTGCTATTAAGTCTCCTTCAATTGTTAAGTTGCCCTGAACAGCATCTGAAACAACTAATGACCCGAATGAGCCAGTTGAAGTTGCAGAACCGCTTACCTTTACATTTGCACCTGGAAATAATACATTACCACCGTTTTCTAAAATCTTTAAATCATTAGCAGTTCTCTTAAATGTACTGGCATTTGATGTACTATTATCGACTAAGTTAAGAGTAGCATTAGCATCTGTAGATTCAAATTTTGCCACGATATTGTCAGCAGTAGATACATGAAGTATATTAGAAGGGCTCTCTGTGCCAATGCCAATGTAGTGTGTTAGTCCATCTATGGCAAGAGCAGTTGTAGTTGCACCGCCTTTATTTGTTTGAAATCTTATATCATGATTAGCGCCAAGTTGCCTAATAAACATTGTGCTGCCGCCAAAGTCACCTTGTTGTTCTATATATCCTGCTAAGCCATCATTACGAATCTTAATTACATTTTGTTTTATTGTTCCATCTACCTCAAGTGCTACACTTGGAGCTGCAAGACCTACACCTAAAGAACCAAACGAACCAGTCGTAATAGCGGATCCGCTTATTAATGTATCTGTAACAGTTAATGTCTGATTTAGATTTGTAAAAAATTTATGTGATGTTCCACCGGATGTATTTAAGTATTCTAGTCCGTTGCTGACTAGCCTCATAGTAGTCTTAGACCCAACTATTATTCCGCCGTTATTACTGTTAAATATAAAAGGTGAGCTTCCATTTCCTATAGTTAGTGAGGCTTGATCAATTTTTGTATTAATATTTATTGTCTCTGCAAATACTCTACCAAAAGAGCCAGTCGATGTTGCTGAGCCACTTATGTTTCCTGTCACTGTCATATCATTTGTGACTGATACATCTGTTGATGTTACATTTGCTGTATCAAATGTTGTCGCTTCTATTCTACCAAACGAACCAGTTGAAATTGCTGAACCACTTACATTACCATTATCAATTACAACACCACCAGGAGTTTCTACCCTACCAAACGAACCTGTTGAGGTTGATGAACCACTTACATTTCCTCTAAAGCTTGCATTTGAGTTACTATCAATGGTTAAAGCATGATTACCAGCAGCCATTAAAGATATAGAACTATTACCACCAGCTAATCCATAGTTTGTCATTCCATCAAATGTATAAGATGGTATGTTAGCACCCAAATACTGAGTTACAAATATAGCACCATTTCCAAACTGTATCCTATCATTTGCACCATATCTTAGAACTAATAAATTTGATGATGTATTTCTTAATGATATATCATTAACACCACCTTTAAATTCTATTTTATTGTCTTTCTCTACTTGAATGAAACCAAACGAACCAGTTGACGTTGCTGAACCACTTACATTGCCAGTTACAGTTAGATTGTCAGTAACTTTTACATCACCACTATCGTTACTAATATTTGACCTTACAATAAAATTGGTAGACACCATGTATACATTACCACCAGCACCATTAATGTTAGGACCAGAACCAGCTAATGTTAATCCACCATTTATTTTTAAAGTACCTTGATGTGCATCAGCAATTTTTAAAGAACCAAACGAACCAGTTGATGTAGCTGAACCGCTTATGTTTCCAGTTATTTCAATTGATCCTGTAGTTTGTGAATTTGTTGTAACAATTGTTTGAATGGTTGGAGATCCGTCATTCTTCTCAAAGTAAATTTTTCCGTCAGCAGTGTTTATTGCTAACTCACCGAGTCCTAATTGTGACGTTGTTGGAACATTACCTGTGACGGCTGACCGTCTCAGTTTAATTATTTGTGCCATTATATAACGGCTCCTTTATGTATTTGGGTATATACCCTAGTTTGCAAACTTACTTTACTAATTGATAAAGTCTTTTTACTGCACTAAAAAACTGCCTATAGTCTGTCTGTACAAATTCTAACTGCCTCTGGCTCTGTGAAAAACTACTTTTATTAGCCTCTCTATTTAGAGAATCTAACTCTTTTCCTAATTCAGCTGTTTTCTTAATCCAGTTTCTTACTTTACTCTTTAATTTTTTATCCATTAGAACGAGCCGCCATCAATTACATTACTAACAGTCAGATTGTTATTTGACTCATTATATCCTATAATACCACTGATAACATCACTTGTCATGTCTGATGATAAATATCCTAGCTGTGTATTGCTTTGATTTCTAAAAGCAATTCTACTACCTACAGCACTTCCAGTTGCCTCAACACTAGCACCAGCACTTACGAATACTGATCCTGTAACTTCGAGTCCAGCTTGTGCATGTACTTTTGCTTGAATATCTGTTATGCCCTGAACATTTAATGTTCCATCAATATCTGCATTACCGTCTAAGAATAAATCTGAGAATCTTTTTGAGTCTGTACCGAGTGTGTCTGCATTATTGACATTTGGTACAATATTACCCTTGGTTTCAATTGTATCAGATGCACCTATGTCGATAAATGTATTTGCATCAACACCTTCTAATTTATCAATACTAGTAATATTTACGTCATTAACATCAATTGTAGACCCGTTATCAGTTATATTTGATGAAGGTTCTATCCTGCCGTTTGCATCTGCTATTAAAACTTTATTTTCTGTTAGTGTACCGTTTGATGCTTGTTGTGGTAATCTATAGTGAGTTGATCCACTAACTCCTGAATACCAATAATCATTCGCTGCATTCCATAATAATGAACCCGTAGGATTAGCACTAGCTAAACCACTTCCAGTTGAAGATCCACTAACATCTATTACCTGTATACCACCATCTACTGCATTGTTGAGTGCATTTAATGTTACAATACTATCACCAAGTGATACAACACTTGAGCTTACATATGTATTTGTGCCTACAACTGTCAGATCACCTGTTACAACTGTATTTCCACCTACATGTAAATTTTCTCCGATACCAACACCGCCATCTACAACTAATGCACCAGTTGTTGTTGATGTTGAAGTTGTTGTATTCGCTACTTCTACTTGGCCATCAAATCTTGTGTATCCATCAACTTCTATGTCTGGATCTGATGTCGAACCTCCTGTTGCTCCGAATAAAATATCTTGATTTGTGTCAATTACAATTACATTAGTACCGTTCTCTTTTATATTAATTCCAGTCTTACCGTCGATTGTTATTGCGCCATCAGAAGTAGAAAAATTAGATGCAGCAGCAGCATCGAGTGATAATGCAGAAGATGCATCAATATTAATTGCAGCACCGTCAATATCAACAGTTTGTCCAGCACCATTTAGTGTTAATGTCCCACCTGTTGATGTTACTGTTACTCCTCCTGCGCCAGCTAATGTTAATGTACCATTTGATGTCGTAAAATTAGAAGCACCACCTGCATCTATCGATACTGTGCTTGTAGAATCAATTTCTGTTGTTGCATTATCAATATCAACATTGCCGTTCATATCTAATGATGTACCAACAATAGCTGTAAAAGTACCTGCAGCAGCTGATTCTCCGCCTATTACTGCTCCATCAATTTCACCGCCACCTATATAAGCTGTTGTAGGATCTGCATCAGTACCTAATTGATCAATGTATGCTATTCTATTTAAATATAAGTCTCTCCATTGCTGGCTATCAGAACCGAGATCAAATGTATTATCTGTATTTGGTCTAATATTTGAGTTTACATCACCAGCAAGTACGATATTATCGTCTGCTCCTGACCCCATTGTAATTGTGCCAGAACTTCCACCCTCAAAAGTAATATTTCCTACAGCATGAATATTTCCTGATGCAGATATATCACCTGCGACGTTTACGTATCCGAATGATCCAGTTGAGGTTGCTGAACCACTAATATTTCCAGATGCTATTAAGCTACCTGTTATTTTGTTATTTGCAATATTTCCTGTCAGATCGAGTGTTTCATTGCCGCTAGTATGTAATTTTACTAGTTTATAAGTCGCTGAATCATGAAATAATAAATCATTTAAAGAAGAACCGATATTGCCTGAATTAAGAGTTGGTACTGTAGAGCCTTGAAATAAGCGACCTACAACAAACCCAGCCGCATTAGCGCCGTCACCTACATGCAATACAGGTGTTTCAATTCCTGATACCGATCCAGTTGATACACCTAATTCTGCTTTTTGAAGAGTTACTGTTTTTAGCTGAGCTGCTGTACCTCTTCTATGTTTTATAATTTGTGCCATACTCTTTTCCTATTTGTCAGACATATGTCTTCGTTTATAAATATCGAGAACTACTGAAATCCGTCGCCTAAATCTATCACTCCTGAAAGATCTTTGTTTCCAAGTGTTCCTAAATTTTCTAAAAATAGCGATGAGCTAGCAACAGCAGAACCTACTTGTTGGTCTACTATCTTCATAGCTCCGCTAACAATTAATGTTTCGCTACCAGTAAAATAGCTATCTAAAAGTGTTTGTCCAGAAACAGTTAATGATCCACTTATTTTTACATTTCCTGCAATATCTAGCCCTGTTCTAAGATTTGTGCCTACATATTGGTAGACTGTCATATAAACATATTGTGTGTCAGAAGGATCAACAGCTGAACTATTAAATTGTAATACACCTGTCTTATAATCAAATGTATAGTCATTTGTAGAAACAATATCACCACCACTTAAAGAACCGGAATTTAAAGATGTTGATTTATAAACAATCGCCAAATATCCTGGTGTTGCATCTTCTGTTGTTGAATTTGCAAGTGCTGGTGTTGAATATTTAGGTGATACAAAGCTAGTTTGTTGACCTGCATCAATTAACTGCGCACCTATTCCACTATCACTTCCTGTTGGGCTTAAGAAGAACCAAGCTTCATTATTTAAATTTGACTTTGTTAACTTATGCCTATACCAGTATTTTACTATATTATCACCGCCTGACTGATGTATAGACTGATTTTGTGAACTTCCACTAAATGGTAAGCCAGAAGAAGGAATTAAGTGTGCTTGTGTGTATACTTCTGATGCACCTATATCAAGCACTTCTGTGAATGCTTCTTGTGAGTCTAGTAGTGTGTCATGTGTATATCTTCTTGACCCTAATAGTCTATTCGATTTTTTCTCTTTATCTAAAGCTGCCATTATTACCTCTAACTAAAGCTTAATGAAATTGAAGACACAGGAGTTGGATCTCCTTTATATCTAATTATTACGTAAAGTTCATTATCTGTGTTATCTATGAACATTCCGTCTGCATTTCTTATTGGTACGGTATATGTTGTTCCACTTACACCACCGCCTGTATTTCCGTATAAGTCTATATTGCTTGAAAATGGATTCTTAAAATTATCTGCAGCAATACCTGACTCAATTAAATTTGAAGTTGTCTTTGTAGGATCGAATAGTCTACAAGTTGTGATACTTGTGTTTCCACCTGCGCTTGTTCCACTTTTTAAAATTAAAGCTACAGCAACTCCGTTACTTTCAGAATCCCAATTTTGTAATGCTGTTCCTACGTTTACTGTCATACTTGTTTTTGTTCCACTTGTCTGAAACCTTCTAATATAATATTTATATGTTCCACCACTGTGATAATTTGCAGGATACCAATACCTATATTGACCGCCTGGATCTACTAAAAATCCTGGTTTAACTTGTAGATCATATGTGCCTAATTGCCCTATTGCAAATGTAGTATCCCAAGCAGTTCCATTAAATGCTGTAACATTATTTAATAATTGAATTCTAAAGCTCTCACCAAAAAATGTTTCAGATGTACCAGTTAAACTTCCAGGATCATAGCCGTTTGGTCTACCATAAACAGCCATACTTCCACTTGCTGCTGTTTGACCAAATGCACCTGCAGTGTGATATTTTATATTTTGAGTTTTTACAGTTGATTGATCACTATCTCTATTTCTTACATTTACTTTAAGATTAAACGATGTATCGCCAGTTCCACTTCCTTGATTTATATTTTCATCATTGCCTGCATCCCACTGAATTGAAGCAGATACTATTGCTATATCATTATAGTGTGGCACTGTTCCTGTACCTCTTGCAGTTGCTCCAGTACTATCGTAAATTGCATTTGCAGTTTGTATTGTGCCACCGCTTGTAGAAATCGTACCATTTGTTATTACAACAGACCCCATACCAACTGAATGTTCTACAAAATCAACTAATGTTGTTGTTCCTGCATACAATGGATTAAATAAACCTGTAACTTTTGAAGATGCATCATAAGTGGAGCCTGTTACATACGGCGCGCCACTTAAACTCCTTGATACACAAGTTAATTCTCTGTATGCAAATTCACTATCATCTATACTGTTATCACCTATTGCAGTATTTATTGCTGCTCTAGGTGCAAAAAAGTGAACTCTATCAGTTCCATTTACAAAAGTAAACGCTCCTGATCCAGTTGATATTCCAACTTTTAAATCGTGAAACCTATAATATCCACTAGATGATATACTTGTGAAGCTTCCAGAAGTTACATTATATTTCCTTGTCAAAGAACCACTCATAGTAGTTCCTCCAATATTTTCAAATTTTCCGTCTTGAAATGCAGCTGGAATTACTGCAGGATTAGCAGAAGCAATTTTTGCCAAAGTCACACCGTTTGTTGTTCCAAAACTAGTCGCTGCATAATCTTTGACTGATTGTGTTGTAAAAGAGTTTGTTACAGATGTAGGCGTTGTGAGTCCTGCAGAATCACTAAATGATTGTGTTGCTATTACTCTAACATCAAATCGTGTTGCACCGCCGCTTGTTAAAGAACCTAAGCCAAATAATTCACTATCACCAGAAGAGCTAATAGCTGTAGAGCCTCCACTATTTGAATCAAAATCTAAAAAGTAACTTGAGTTATTATAAATAGATATTCCGTCAAAAACTTTTGCACCAACACTTGTCCAGCCTTTTGAAAACAAATAATCTAATGTATCATTATTTAATGCAGTATAATTTTGTGGTAGTCTACCGGCTATCTGATTTGCAGTTCCACCTAGATTATTGTTATTTGTATCTACACTTGCAAATGTTTTTGTGTTTGGTGTTGGTGACGCTGTGTCTATTGAGTGACTAATTATTCCTGCCATAAATCTTAAAATTTCACTTACATGTGTTGTGTTGTCAAAGTTATTGAAAAAACTTCCTTCTAAATTTTCTTTCCAGTTATTTGAAGTTGGATAACCAGTTTGAATATTATCTGCAAAAATTGCAGTTGATTGAGTTGTTGCAGAATTTACAAAAAGCGACCCTGTAAATTGATGTGTGTCATCTACTGGCGTGTCACCAAAAATTGTAGAACCACTGCTAAATGATTGTGTTATTATGCTTATTGATGATGATACAATATATTGTTCTGCAATTATATTACCAGAAGTTACTATGTTTCCTGATGCTGTTATTCCACCTGTTGTTGTAATCGTACTAAAAGTAGGTGTTTGTGATGTCGCAAGTGTAACTGTCTTTGTAGTCTCACCAGTAAACGACGTATTGTCAAATACCATATTTAAACCAGAATCTAAAACTAATGGCTGTACAGCACCTGCTGTTCCTCCTCCACCGCCTCCACCTTTTGCAATATTATTTATTACAGTTACAGTTCTTGCACCTTCGTCATCTATTCCTGCAATTGATGTTATATTGATATCAGTTGAGTCATTTAAAACTATTTGCTTAGGTGTTATAAATTTTTCAGTATTTACAGCTGTTGGTGGATATTCATCTGGCAATAAATAACCATGTAGTGTGAGTGAAAAACTAGTCTTTATTTTTCTTGTATTACCTTCATACTCACTAGCATCTGTAAAATTATCTATTCGAGTTCTAAATCTAAATTTACCTGGATCTCCCCAGTATGAGCCTTCTGACCAATTAATTTTCTCTATTATATTGTTCATGTGGTCTGTAAAATTTGTCCATACTATAAAATCATAGCTTAACTGAACATAGTCCGGAACTGCAACAGAAAAGATCTCTTTTTTAGGTGTCAAGCCTCTAAGAGCTGTTAATTTATCATATCTGTTTTCTCTTGTATACTGGCTTTCATAGTGAAGATGCAGCTTTGGATCCATTGGATCAATTTTATCAACAGGTATATTGTCATCTCTTTGAAATCCTGTACGTCTAAATGCGATTACAGGTGCCATTACTTTTCTTTTTTGATCTCTTATAAAGCCTTGTCTTTGAAGTGCTGCCCATCTTTCAGGATTCGCATATATTATGGGAACTTTTACTTGTTCACCATTCTCTTCAATAAAAGGTTTTATTACATTTTCAAAGTAGTAAAATATCGCTGAATCCATATCCATTAAGCCGACTGACACACTTTTTGTCTTGTCGCCTAAACGTGATATTTGTCTTCCTCTGTTGTTTTCTACTATTGTTGGTTTTTCAGCCATTAAATTCCTCTACTCCTGCTTAAGCCAACTTTTGTTGGATCAGCTAAAAATCCGTTACAAACAACAGAATGATTATTTTCTTGCATTCCTGCTAGTAACTGGTTCTCATTTATTGTGGCAATCTCAAAGAAACCATAATTCCATTCTATTACATCACCTACATCAGGCACATAATTTGCGTCTATTAGTTGCTGTCTTAAGAAAGCGAAACTAGCATTTTGATTTGCGCTAGGTCCAAATTCATTTGTATCATAATCAAAATCGTCTGCTGTAACTAAACATGTTAGCTTGACACCATTTTGGTAACGTTTCCCTGAAGATGCTTCGCCGTATAAATTTGTCTCTGTCTCATAAACAGATACTTTATATGCTATGACTTCTTGATTTATGATACCAGACTTGTTTGTCTGTGGATTGCCTAACAATTCTTTATTGACAGTATCAAAAAATTCTTTATCTCTCGACCTTAAAAAGCGACCTGCCATTTTTTTATCCTATGTAGATATTGAGTGGAACTTTATTTAATTTTTCTTGCAATCTTGTGCTCTCTTCACTATCAGCCTCCATCATCATTTTTCTACTAGTTTGTTCTAAATTCTCTCTAAGCTGTTGTATTAAAGCTTCTTTTTCTGAAGTTGCTTCAGCTCTAAGTGTTTCACCATCCATGCTAACTTCAGAATTTGGTATTGGGACTGTACCAAATTTTCCTCTAACTGTCCCTAATAATTCTTTTGTAAGTGCTAAACCATATTTTCGTATCCATTGTTTTCCAACATCATTTATGTATTGATACTGCATATTATTATATGGTGCATTTGAGTAATCTGATATTGAATTAGGATCTGATCCTGACGGCATTAATAGTGCATCATCTCTATCTTTTGTTATTACATAATCGAAGTGTAGTCTTGTATTCTTTTCTGGAATAGGAAATATTCTTAATTTATTATTAACTAGTGTAAATGAATAGGCAGATTTTCTTATTTGATCATTAAACTCTATAGCTTGCATTCTTAATAAATCTTCAAAAACTGGCATTAATACGAATGAAACAGCCGGAGAATAATCACCAAATCCAAAACCTTCTACAAAATTTGCTGTTCCATATCCTGTTGTAGCATAAGGATCAAAGTATTTATTTATTGCAGGTGGTGCTTCATGATATACTTTCTTTATTTCTATAGCACCGTTTCCTGATTCTGAAACTGCTGCGTATAGTGCATTTAAGTCATACTCTTGGCTTCCGCTAGTAATTGTTATGCTACCTTTTTTCCAGTCAACATAACCACCAGCACCTGCTTCAGTTCCGTATTGCTGGCTTAAAAATACAGTCCTTCCTAAAGTTGGTGTAACTCTTTTACCTGTAAGGTCTGAGCCTGTCGCTTGACCTTGCAAATGTAATAAATTATCTCTTATATTAAATTGGTTTACTTGTGCAGAGTATTCTGTTACTGATTCTTCAAAACATGCGTAAAAAGAACCTGATTGTAGTTCTACATCAACTATAGGATAACCTAACCTTCTGGCTGCCCAGTCTGAAAATTGATCAGCAGAAGATGTAAATTCGTTATCTGAGTCATAAAAACCGTAAGGCGTCTGCCCTGTAGAAAAAGAGCTACTGCCTTCCCAAATTGTTACTGACATTACATTCTCCAGTTAGAAACGTTTCATTTATAAATATGAAGATTTTAACAATATTGGAAGAAATAAAAAAAGGGCTCCAAAAAATGGAGCCCTTTTATATGATGTTCTAAATTAATCTAGCTTACACAAGATCAGATTTAGCAACGTTAACAAGACCGTAGAATTCTGGGCGAACCATCTTCTTAGCATATCTTGTCATCACGCCTCTACGAGGTGTGAAGTTTGTTGGATCATAAACAACTGGTGTTAAGATCAACGGAACGTAAGGAGCATATACAGCACCTGTTTCAAGGAACTGAGCACCTCTAAATCCAGCAAGGATTTGATCGTCCTGTAAGTAAGGGTTCTTATAAACGTTAAAACGATTATTAAGAGCACCTATCTTCTGAACACCCATCGCATAAGACTTAGTCACATCAGCGTCTGAGTCTGTAGCGAATCCTGGGATTGACTCTAGAATTGTAGCAACTTCAGGGCTTACGACAATGAAGTTAGCTCCACCTCTAAGTGTTTTCTTGTGGATGTTGTTAGATACTGACTGTATCTTGTTACCAAGTGTTTGGAACCACTCACCTTTTGTGTAAGCAGCTACGTTTGCACCTGATTGTACAAAAGCAGATCCATTCCATTCGTAGCCTAATTCAGCTGACCAGAACTCAGTCTTTGCAGAAGCATTAAGCTTCAACATGTCAATGATTTCTAAGTCAACTTCCATAGTTACGTACTCAGACAACATAGATGTTAATTCAGCTTCTGCATCAACAGCGTGATAAGCGTTAAGATCTTGAGCTAGCTCAGGAGTCCATACAGCTTTTAACTTACGAGTTTTAGCAGTAATTGCGATTGAACGCATTTGAATATCAACTTCAGGTATACCAGCATTATCTTCTTCAGGATTAGATCCTTCAGCAGCTGAGTTAGCCTCGAAATCACCTCTGGTGATGTCTGTTGGTTGCTTGTGATAATTTACCTGAATACTTCCAGAAGCTGGATCTAAGCTACCACCTCCATCAACTGCTGCAGGATCAACAATAAAGCTGATCATGTCTGTTGAAGGAGTATAGGTTGTAAAAGCTGGATAATAAGCAGTAAGTGGCGCACCAGTTCCTGCAATAGATCCAGTTACTGAGAAAGCTTTTACACCTTCTAAGTCTGCACCGGATAACTGTGATCCAGAAATGTTAACTTTTACTAAGTTTCCAGCTGCTTGAGAAGCAGACAAGTTAGCATCACCTCTGATATCAGCAATAGATACTGATCCAGTTGAGAAGCCAGGGTTTACAGTTACATCATTGATCGAGTAACCCCATTTTCCAGCGCCATAAAGGCCACCAGAAGGATCACCAGAACTTGATGTGTCACCATAGATATCAGCACCTTTAGAGTGCAAAGATCCATGCTGTTGTGTTGAACCATATTTGAAGTCTAAATAGAAAATTAGACCAGACGGTAGGTTCATAGGTTGCACAGAAACAAATTCCTGCGCGGATAATTCAGCAAATATTCTGCGAACTAATGGTAGAGCAACACCGCTCCACTGTTCTTGATTAGCTGAAGTTCCAACATTTGAAGCTTCATCGATTAACTGTTTTGCTTGGTTTTCCAAGAGTACAGCCATACCGGAAACTTCACTCTCATTTTTAAGTCCTTCTAAAAGGCCTGTTGGTTCCCACTTAGAAACCAATTTACGAGAGGAAGCAAGAAGCTCATTATGTGGATTATATCCACCCATTACGTCTTTTAGTTCGTTCTTGTAAGACACGATTTTTCTCCGTAATTAAATAATGTTAGCGAGTTTCTTCATACGAGATTTAAAATCCGTATTTTCGCCGATTATTGGTTTCTTCTTAGGTTGTGTAGAAGCTGTTGGTTTAGAAGCTTGACTTACACGTTTAGCAGACTCATTAACAGGTTTACGCTTCATTGATTCAGCAAATGTAGTAAAAACAAGTTTAACTTCGCGTACGTTAGCAGCTCTGTCAAATTGCTCAATTACTTTCATTTTCTGTTCTTCAGTTACGTTTCTGCTTCTGAATAGCTTGTTTGTGTAAAGAAGTTTAGCGTTGAGTAGGTTGACTTCGGAAAGCTTATTCTTCAAGTAAAGAACTGTCTTCTTATACTCTTCGAGTTCGCTATTTTCTTCCATTTCTTCGTCTTCCATCTCTTCGTCCATATCTTTGTCTTCGTCTTCCATACCTTCTTCTTCTGTTAGAGCTTTAATGATTTCATCAAGATCGATTTCTTCGTCCATATCTTTGTCTTCGTCATCCATATGAGCGCCTTCTTCTTTCTTGTCTTCATCTTCGTCTTCCATTTCTTCGTCCATATCTTTGTCTTCGTCTTCCATCTCTTCTTTCATATCTTCTTCTTCGTCATTCATTTCAGCTTCTAATTGGCGTAAGACTTCTTCGACGTCATCATCCTCATCGTCCATGTGCTCACCTTCTTCCATTTCTTCGTCGTCCATGTGTGCACCTTCTTCTTTTGGATCTTCGTCTTCGTCATCCATGCCATATCCTTCGCCTACTGGCTGATCAGGGGCTTTTTCAAGATTTTCATCTTCTTCGCCGCCTTCTTCATCATCACCTTCAGACTCAGGACCTTGTCCTATCATAGAAGTGTCACCTGCTTTAGCAGGTTCTTTATTATCACTAGATCCGATGTCTGAAGAAACGTCATTCTCTTCGATTTCCTCTTCTTCTTCACCATGATAACCTTCATCGGCTTTTTCCTCATCTTCGCCATCCATTTCAGCTTGAAGCTTCTTAGATAGCATTGATTTCAGATGTGGGGTAAAGGCCTCTTCGAGGGCTATTTTTGCATTTGCTAATGCAGTTTCGCGCACGGCTTTTGCGTCAGCAATTGCTTCTTTTAATAGTTTATCCATTAGGATTCTCCCTTAAAGAGATTATATAGTTATTTGGAACTATAATCTGATTCGATTATTTCGGAACACCTAACGAGTGTAGGTGCATTTTATTTTTATATAAGTATGGTATAATATATTTAAAGTTCAGCTTTTTTTGATCTAATTTGAGCTCTTAATCTTCCTTTTGCTCTTCGATCTCTTTTTATTGCTGAAGGTTTTACATAAAACTGTCGTTGTTGAAGCTCATGTAATATTCCTGCTTCTTTTACTTTTTTCTTAAATTTTCTTAATGCAAATTCGTATTTGTTATTTGTAACCTTAACTTTTATTGACATCTTTACCTCTTAGTCTTCTTCGTTTAGTTCTCTTATATCAAAGTATCTATTTAATATTCCACCCATATCTTCATACAAAGCAGCCATTCTATCTTGTAATGCTTGAGCTTCTGTTGCTATTTTATTGAATTGGGTGGCTTGTTTCTTTAATTCATTCATGTTTCTTTTAACAGTAACACCATCAAACCAGTCTTGAGTCTCATCTACAACATGTTTTTGTGCAGCTTCAGCAATCTCAACAAATGTTTTTGCAACATCTGCTAAATTGTGCTTTTTATATATTGAAGGGCCATAAGTTCCAAACTCATTTACAGTTTTTACCAAAGTTTCTTTAGTCATTAATTTTTTATCGCCTTCTTTAGCAACTAATTCTTTTGCAATTTTTAATAAGTCTGTAGATTTTTCTTCTTCAAACATATTTCCAAGAGGCTTTATTGTAACAACCCCTCCAATGGCTTCTTCTAATATATCTTTCATCTTCACTGTTATTCTCCTGATAGGATGTTAAATACTGCTTTTTCAACACCTTGCCATTTATTACTGCTTGTTTTGCCGTTAACTGATTCATTAACAGGTCTTAAGAAGGCACCGTGTGTTGAAGGATTAGAAACAAAATCAAATCCTATTAATTCAAAATCGTCTTGAACTTCGTCACCAACAGATTCTTGTTTTATAGAGCCTAGACCTCTTGAACTAATACCTAATTTAATTCCACTTTTAAATAATTCTCTTAAAATATTTCCAGCAGGTGTTGTTAATACTTCTACAGTTCCTACTAGATCATTTCCGTTCCAATGCATCTCCATTACATTATGTGAAACGTTTTGCAAGTTTATAACTGAACTATCAGGATGATCTAACTCACCCATGGCTCTTCTTTCTTTTATAAAATTATCTGTATACTTATTTGCTTCACGCATTAATATTTCTTTTGGATAAACTCTTCCATTTTGATTTCTTGCCTCTGCTCTTTGCAATACACCTTTAACAACAAGTTTTCCACCATTTGTACTAATAGCTTCATTTACTTTGTCTGGTGTTACCTCAAAAGGAATTACGTCAACTAATAAAGATTTGTCCATTATACTAAGTCCTTTACTTTATGAGAAAGTCTTACAAGTTTTTCTGAAATTTTTGTTAGTGCTATCTTTGTTCGCTTCATGTAACTAGCTGACTCGAATCTCATTTCGTTTTTAAGTTTTACATTGTACTTTACTAGTTTTTCTATCTCAGTCATTCTATTACGAATTTCAGTCATAGACTTAGCTAGTTTTTGTTTTGTTGACATAGAATCATCATTTCTAAAATGCCAATAATTTTCTTTAACAACACTCATACCTGGTGATAATTTTAAATCGTCTTCATCTTTTTCATCGTCCTTAGGGTCCCTAAACGCCGCCGGTGTTTTTGGTGGTCCTGCGCCTCCATCAATGCCACCTGTAACGCTCATCTCTTTTAATTCTTTTTGTATGAGCTTTCTTAATAATTCTATTAATTTTTTATTTTTTGATGACATTCTTTATCTCAGAAACTAATTGATAAAATCGCATAAGTTTTAATACATGTGATGTTTTTGGTTTTGCTATTTTTGTTTCATTTACTAGTTTAACACATTCTTTAATTTTTATCTTAACAATTTTATTATCTATAGAACTATAATATTTTTTTAATTCAAATAATACATTTTTAAATTGTGATTCTAAGAATGTTTTTAGTGTACTAGTACTTGATACGCTATTAATATATTCTCTAAGAACTTTTTTCTGATCTTTAGAAAGTGTATCATACTTCTTATTAAATTTTTCTACTAATATTTGGTATGCTAAAAGTCTTAAATCTTTATTTTGCCTTTTTAATTCAACTAAAGTTTTATCATTTTCTTCTTTTTTAGCTGAAGAAATATTTTCTACTACTGTATAATAACTTTTAGATGATTTTTCTGGATCGGAATAGTCTTCTGTCAGTACGTTGTATATTGATGCTAATAACTTGTAATTTGGTATTCTTACTTTAAAAAAAGAATCCATATCAAAACTTTCTTTTATCGTCTTGATAAGCTCATATTTTTCTTTTCTTAGTTTTGACTGATTAACTGTTTTATTATAAGACTTTATTGTTGTTTCAATTAAATGTTTTGCACGATCAGAATTTTTAATTTTTGTCTGCTGTAAAACATTAAAGATCTTAGCCTCTTTGTATAGCTCTGTATCTTTCTTAAAATATTGCTTTACTATTTTGGTTGACGGTGAAGATGCAGAACCATTCAGCACGTCTGATGTTATTTGTCTAGTTAGCAACTCGAATAACAAGCCGCCATTTTTAAATTTTGAGTGTTTCATATATACCCTTAGCTAAGTCTCTTATGAATTCATTTATAAATATAAGAAAACTAAATTTTCTTCTCAGTTCCATTAAGTTCTTCATCAATATCAGATACTTCTTTTAATAATTGTGTTTCTTTTTTATCAAAGCTATTCTTCATAGCATCAAAATGTGCCAATGCTAGTGGACTTTTTCTAAATTTATGTTTTACTGGGCTGTCATCTCTTTGAGCAGAATGTAGATAATCATATTTTCCTAATGCATCTCTTACACCGTATGTCTCTCTGTCCTCTGTGTCTCTTTTTGTTGTTTCATCTTCCATTCCACCTTGCTCATTATCACTTTTCATTTGCCCTTCTTCTGCTTGTTTTGCAGGATCTGAACCTTCATTTTCTATAGAGCTTAGTCTAAATGCCTGTTTTTTATCATCTATAATTTCATCTTGCATTTTGTCTACATCTTTTGTAGTAAAATTTAATATATTATCATAAATCCACTGCTGTGATATTAGTCCTTCTCTTTTCATACTTTCAGCTATACTATTTTTTCTTTCCCAAAGGTCAAGCCTTTCTTGCTCATATATTGTTGATGGACTAGTTAACTCTAAATCAAAGTCAACCAAAGCAGCGTCTGTATAACCTTGTGAGTATAAGTGTACAACTGCTATTTTTGTTAACTCACTCAATACAATTCTTTGTATTCTTTCAATTGTTCTGGCAAATCTAACATCTTCTGCTGCTAGTGTTGCTTTTGATCCAACATTTTCTTCAAATCCTAAAAATGCTTTTGGAATTTTTAGTGCTGATAGTAATTTATTTTTTAGATATTCAATATCTTCAACTGCCTCATAAGTTAGTCCTGGGAGAGATTCTATTTGTGTACCACTATCACCACCACGAACAGGTAAATAAAAGTCTTCTGTTAGGTTCTGCATATTGTATTTTAAATTATAGTCACCTGTGTCTTCGTTTATAACTGGAGCTTTTTTCATTTTATCAATAATACGCTTCATATATGTATCAACTTCATTAGGAGGTAAATTTCCAATATCAATTTTAAATACTCTTTTTTCTGGTGCTCTCATAATTCTATGAATTAACATTGCATCTTCCATTAGAGATAATTGTTTCCAAACCCTTCTTCCTCCTTCTATCATTGACTTACCATAGGGAATATAATTGGAGTCTGATAGCAATCTAAAGTGTGCTACTTGAAAATTTTGTAATTCTTGATTAGACGCATTTTGTGGTTGATTTCTTGGATCAGTTGCATCTAAAATAAACTTTACTTCGTAAGGATTTTCAGGATCAAAGTCTTCTATACGTGAAACATCGTATGTAGAAAGAGGTGAAACATTAATAATTCCGTAGCCTTCTTTTACATCTAAGTTTAAAAAGAAGTCTCCGTACTTGCACATATTTCTAATCCACGGCCACAGATTAAATTCTATATTTAAAATATCATAAAATAAATTGTGCAATATTTCGTGAATTTGTGTATTGTTTGCTTTAATTTCTAATACGTTTCCGTACTCTGATTTCATTGTTGATTCGTCTGCATATACATCAAGAGCAGATGCAATAATAGGGTCATCATCCATTGCTTCATAGTCACGAAAAAGTGATATACGTTGTGCTTTTGCTAGTTCTCCACTGTAACCGTGATAAGATCCTATTCCTCTTTTACCAGAATATAATCTTTGGTATCTATCCATAAGTGACCTGGAACCTGCTTGAATATCATCAGTATCAACTACTTTTAATTTTTTACCTCCAACATTACGTACAATAACGCCTGTTGAAAATAAGCGTTGTATTCTATCAAAAAATGTATCTTGTTTTGCCATTTTATATTAACCAAGTTATGGATTCTTTTTTGCCGGCTACTTTTTGTTTCCAGCCGTAGTCTTCTTCTGCTTCAACAGTGTAAACCCCAGAGCTTGCTCCCATTTTGTTCATTGTTTCTCTTGTTATCCTCATGTTTTCTTCATGAAGACGTAAACTAGTATCTCTGATCCAGAGACTTATTGCCATACTCATGACCAAGTCATCGTTATAGCCTTTAAAAGCTTCCGCTTTCCCATTATTAAATATAAAAACATATAATTCATCGATCAGTCTAATTGAATTTATTTTTACTTGTTTTTCTCTAATAAATTGTGATAATTTTTCTATGATAAGTGGTCTTGTTTTCATAGTAGTTGAAAATCCAGGTATTTGATTTCTGTCTTCTCTTCTGTACTTGTTTGTATATTGTGTTTTTGTATCAACATACTTTAAATCTCTTTTCATCCAAAATAAATTTCTGTATTCTCTGTCTAGCAATACTTGTAAAACTGCCCATCCAACATTGTTATTCTCAACGACTAGTACAGCATCATTATATTCTGTGCCTATTGAAGCAAGTATTCCTGCATATCTCGTTGTGTCTACTTTTGCTTTAAATTCTGCTACTTGCTCTAGTGTATCAATATCTAGTATGTGAAACGCTGAAAAATCACTACCATCACCTCTCGCAACATCAGCCCCTATTAAATACCTCTTGTTTGGTTCTGGATGTTTCCATATCCACATTCCGTCACTATATCTTTTTTCTATTGGATCACATGTAAACTTATCTTGGTATTCTTTTATTATTGCTGCAGGTATCACAGACTGACCTGAACTTATAAAATCACAGTCACATTCTTGTGCTGCCATGTCAGGTCCTAATAATGCGTTTTGATCATCTCGCCATTTTTTGTCTCTTTCTGGGTGAACTGTCCAGTGTAATTTGATAAAATTAAAGTTGTTTGTTCCTTCTTCGGCTCCAACCCATGTTTGATGAAACCAGTTTCCCATCCCGTTTGGTGTAGATAATGCAATACATTTACCACCAGTTGCAAGTGTCTGTTGTGATGCAGCCCATATGTCATCTATATTTTTAATAAATGCTGCTTCATCCATTACTAAAAGTGATAATGCTTCAGAACGACCTGCTTCACTTGTTGATGATATTGCTTTTATTTGTGATCCATTTTTGTAACGCAACGATAATTTATTATCTTCAACACAGCCTTGTTTTAACCAGTCAGGTGCAAGTTTATGCATAACTCTAACTTTTGTTACAAGATTTTTTGCAACTTCTTGTTTAGTTGCAATTACTAATATGTTTTTATCATTGTGAAAATTCATTAACCACAAGGAGTAGCCTGCAGTAAGTGTTGATATACCTAACTGTCTTGCTTTTAAAATGACATTATAATCATTATCTTTTAAATCTTTTAAGGTTCTTTCTTGAAATGGATAAAGATCAAATTTAATTTTGCCTTTTACAGGGTGCTGTATGTAGCAATATTGACGCATAAAGTATATTGGATCTAGAGCGCACTTTACGTACTCTTCTCTAAAATATTCTTTTATTTGTTTATTAGTTAGGTCTTTCTGCATCTTCTATTTCTTTAAGTCTGTTCGTAAAATTATCTAATTTTTCATTAAGCATTTCAATCGCGTCTTCTGCATCTTTTATCATTTCAGGTGACAATTCAAATTTTTCTTTATGTACAAAACCCGTATCGACATTAACCGGTTCTATATTTTCAAAAGTCGTATTTTTCTTCCAGTCTGTTATTTGTGCTATGTGCTCTTTAATCATACTAATTTTACTTCTTATAACTTTCTTTTCAGCAAACTCTTTAAATGTGCCATTAACTCTCATATTGTGTTCATCTTCAACTTGACATTCTAAACAGTGCCCAAAATACATCCACATTTTATTGTCTGCCTGTTTTTTCATTATCTTTTTACACTTAGGGCAAAACCACGGCATTCTAGCTTCTGCCATTATATCTGTGAGTCTACTTTTTACATCACCTTGTTTTTGCTTTTTACCTTCATATCCGACAAATATTCTTTTTTCTGGATCTCTTCCAGATAATAAATCGCCTAATACTTTATTTTGTCTTTCTGTTTCTTTACTGTAACTCATATTTACCTCGAAAATTTTTCTAATCCTAAGATCTGGTTTATTGGTGCAAAAAATCCTGTAAACTTAAAAACTTTTCCATTGTATTTAAATACGATCCCTTCTGACGGTGCAACTTTTGATATGTTTGGCATTGACTTTAATTTTTTAAGTTGTGCTTTTAGTTTTCCTATATTTGAGAAGTCTTTCTTTGCTAAAAGAGCTTTTGAAGCTGCGTCTAATTCACTTCTTAATTTTTGTGTTGTCTTGTCTGGAGTTGCACTTAAAAAGTTACTTGCATTTGCCAGTATCTCAGCTCCTACACCAAAAAATATTTGCTCAAATGGCTCCATATTCTTTTTTAACATTGACTGATGATCTAATTTTTCTGTTTTTCTTACCCAATCAACAAACTTCGGATGCTCATCTTTTAATTTATTTATTTGATTCATAGTAAAGCTCTTATCAGAGAATGCCCACCTCTTCATAAGCGGATACAAAATATTGTCTGTTATATTTGAAAAGTCTGTTGAATTTGCGCCGTTTAATATGTATTCTAACCAAAAATGTTGATGCCATAACGATAGCGAGTCGCTATCCTTTAATCTATATATATTCTGCAACTTGCTCAAAGACCCAATATATTTTGCTCTAAGTCTTGTATAGTCTTTTGGTTTGTGAAGCTTTACTATGTTTGGTCCTTTAAACGCAAACTTCGCCTTTATTGCTGCATTTGTCTTATTAATTACTGCTGCTAGTCTTGCGCCTCCTGACTTAACTTCTCCAGAAGGTGTCCAAGCTTCATTATATTGCAATATACCGTGAAAAACTATTGTAGCAGAACCGTCGTAATCAATAACATTTTTATTTTCAGGATAGATTATTTCTAAATTTGCCCAGTTCTTACCGTTATTAAAAAGTGCATCTTGATCTTTTTTAGATATTTTTTCTATTGAATTTGCAATATCTCTCATAGCAAATACAAATGCATTTCTTACACTAGGTATATGATTTTTAAATTTAGCTTTTACACCAGCCAAGTTCATACCACCTGATTTTAAGTCACCTTTATTTCTTGCTGCTTTTGCTTTTCCGTTTATAACTGAAATCATTATATTCTGACCGTCTAGCTTCTCTGTGACGGCTTCTTCTTTGTCTAATTTACCCTGTAACCCTAAGTCTATTATGTCCTTTAGTTCTCCAAAGGTCAATCCATAATCATCAAACGGGTGTGCCATGTGACCATAGGCTCCTCCCATAAGCAATAACTCCTTTTCTTTTGATTCATTTTTTCTTTTTGTTTTTTCTTTCATTTTATTTATAAAAGCTCTATAAACAGCTGCAGCACTTTTCTTACCCATTTCTTTTGCTCTTTGCTCCATAGCAACTGCTGCTTGTATCTTATGTGCGTGTGATTTCCCACTTCCTTTTATTTTCTTAACAGATGCGATAGCATCTTTAACAGTAGCAAACTTTAGACCTTTGATTGTGCCTTTTGGATTTTCGTCTGTATATAGGTCAGAATGGTTTGGGGAGTTTCTATGTTGCCCTTTTTTACGTGGCTTTCTTGCTGCTTCTTCCATCTTTCTAAAGTTAACAATTTTTCTTCCGTTTATTGTAGGCATTCCGTGTTTGTCTTTGGCGATATTTTTAACTTTTATTTTTTTATTTTTAAATCTTCCAACTAAAATAGTGTCACCTACATTAACATCTAATTTAATTTCTTCTTTAAAAGATTTTGTAAATTTATCAAATACTTTTTGATCAAAATATCCAAACATTTTTTGAAAGAATTTCTTTTTTGCATTTAAATCAAATTTTTCAGAACCTAACAATTTTCTCATCGTTGTACCACTTATTTCCATACCTCCAACTTTAATGCTAGTGTGAGGTATTTCTAAAGTGTATCCTTGTTCTTTAAACCCTTTTAGTCTATTATAATTTTGCCTGTATGGTAAGAAATATTTGCCAGATGTTAAACGTCCTTCATCTTTTGCACCTACTGCAAAGACAGCTGCTGTTGTGTTTTCATCAAATTTTGACAGTAAACTTTTTGGTATATATGGCTGATTTTCCATCTTTATAGCTTTAGCAGGTATTCCCATTCTCATCATATGCTTTTTCTTTTCTGCAAAATTCATTGGATGTCTAGCACCACCTGTCTTGCCGCTCGTGACTATATAGACTTCGTCAAACCTAGACTTTAAAAATTCATAAGATGTCTTATGATGTGGACCAAACGGTTGAAATCTTCCTGGGTATATTGCAACTAATTTTTTAATATTA